TGGAACGGGTGCATGCGCCGCGAGCGCGACATCGAGCGCGAGCACCCGACACAGAAGCCCGTCGACGTTATGAAATGGTGCATTGAGCACATTCCGTTTCCGAACCGGCTAATCCTCGACACTTTCATGGGCTCCGGCACCACTGGCGTCGCTTGCGTCAAGCTCGGGCGTTCGTTTGTCGGCATCGAGCGCGAGCCCAAGTATTTCGACATCGCCTGCCGTCGCATCGAAGCCGCCTACCGCCAACCTGATTTGTTTGTCCCGCGTCCTGAGTCCAAACCTCAACAGCTCACATTGGACGCCCTATGACCTGGATCTTATACGCCCTCCTATCGACTGGTGAGGCTGGCCCCGTGCCGTTGCCTCAATCCATATGCGAGCAGACGGCAAGTGCCGTTAACGACGGTGCCCTGGTGATCGTCGATCTCGACAACGGCGCCCGTGTTCAGGTTGTAGGCGCGTCCTGCCTCGGGCCGGCAGAGGCTAACCCGTGCGAGATCGAGGCGCACTCATGAGCCACGTCAACGCCATACTGGGCTATGTCGGCCAAGCCGCCGGCATTGTCACTCAGATCGTAGGATGGGCGCTGCTGCTGCTGATAGCGGCGGCTGTGTTGCAGCGCTACGGGGTCAGGGTGCCTTACGTGCCCAACACGGGCGCAACCGAGCTGGCGTGGATTTGTGGAGCTTGGTTCCTTTATCGTGGGGGCCGACTGTGACCCTTGAACAGATCGAATACCTCGCCAGCCTACGCGAAGCCGGCGGACACTCGACAATGCCGGTGCCGCTTAGTGAGTGGCGCGAATGGCAACAGGAGAAGGCAATGGCGACCAAATCAATCGGCCGTGCGACGGTCAAGGACGGCAAGGTTAAGCCGGTGGCATCCATGCCCCTGCACCGCAAGATCGCCGCCAAGGCCAAGGCAGACCGCAAGGAAGCTGGGCTAAGGGCCAACGCCGCAAAGCGAAAGGGGGCTGCATGACAAACCTGCACGAATGGACGCAAGGCGTATGCGGGGACGGGGCCGCGATCCTGTGCGATGGGGAGATGATCACGATCGAGAGGGTTGTCGACACCCTGAACGCCGCCGAATGTCTCATGGTTGAGAACATTCAACTTCGCGCGGCGTGCGGCTATCCGATCAAGGCAATTTACGACCACCTTGTGCACCCCGTTAATCCGTTCAAGTGCGGTATCTGTGACGCAAGAAAGGATGGGCCATGACGGATTGGGCAATCATTCGGACGGTGGGACTCCGCGAGCGTTCCGTGGCTGACGAGCTTAAGCGCGGCCTCGGGTTGCATAGCTATCACCCGGTCGAGAAATTCAAAGTCACACGCGCCGCCCGGACGATCGAGCACACGCGCCCGCTCATGCCCTGTTATCTATTCGTGCTCGGCATTGAGGCCGGCACCTGGCGCGACATCAAAGCCACACGCGGCGTTATTGGATGGGTCTGCCTTGCCGGGTCCGACGAACCAGCGTCTATTACCGACGCGGAATTGACCACGATCCGCGACCTCGAGCGCGAGTTCAACCGCGCCAAGGATGACCGACGCCAGCTCCAGGCCGGCGACCGAGCCAGACCGACCAAAGGTCCATTCGAATCCGTCGATGTTCTGTTGCGTTCCATTAGAGGCCCACACGCAACCGTGGAGATCCAAATGCTTGGCTCAACCCGCACGGCTCAGATCCGTCTCTCCGACCTCGCGCCTATTCTATAGGGGTGCCATACCGCCGCATTCCGCCGTGAAACTGGAATGGAACGGAACGGAATGGGCCGGAACAGCCTGAAACTAGGCGGGACCGGAACGAAAAAGCCCGCTCGGATCTCTCCGGGCGGGATCTAACCTTTAATAAGGATGCCGAGTTCAGTTCTTATTAAAGGTTACGCCGCTTGTGCCTTCCGCCATGCCGTCGTTCGTGGCGTATCAGGGAACTTGCTCTGAACCTCTTTGATGCTGGGGGCCCGACCGTTCGCCGCCTTGAAGGCTTTGCAGAACGAAAGCACGTTGTCGGTCTCGGCGGGAAGCGGGGCAAGGTCGCTGTCGTTGAACTCGGGCTCGACCGGCTTCGGTGCCCGCCGATGGCTCAAACCGAGATGAAGAAAGGCGATCGTCCCTAGCTCGGCAATCAGGACCGTGACGAATGGCATATTCAACTTGAGCCAGTCTGCCGTCACGGACAATCCCCAAGACTGCAACACGCGAGCCGCATGGGCGTATTGATTGGCGATCTGTGGGGCCGGCAGCTTGGCGAGGGTGGCCATGTGGCCAGTTACCGCCGCTTCGTAAACCGCGACCGTCTCTTTCACGCCCCGGCAGCGTGTACCCTTGCCGGAAGCGCATTCGCGGGACAACTGCCGTTGAGCTTCGGCCAGCATGGCTTCGGCCTTGGCAAGCTGCGTGAACTCCCGCTCTCGAATGCCGTTGGCAGCTTCGATCGCGGCGGCTTTGTTGCCGGCCTGCTCAGCGTTGCGAGCGCCGGACGATACGACAACGTAGCCAGTGGACCCGAGGAACAGCACGATAAGCATGATGCCTGGCACGATGGCCCCGGATCGGATCGCAGGAGCGGCCATGTGTCCCGCCGCGATTGCCGCCACCAGGGCCGCAAGCGCCATGAGATGCACGGTGGTGATTTGCGCCCCGGACAGCACGTCCGAAAACAAGACGGCTCCCGTAACACCTGCGAAGAACAGCCCGAGTGCGATTGCAGCAGGGCTGCGGATTACGGTAGTGTGTTTCATGTCGTTACCTTTCAGGAGAAGGTTGCGATAAGGGCCGGTGGAGGTTTGGCGACCGCCCACCGGCCCGACGTGTCAGGAGAGACCAATCAACCTGACAAGAATGAATATGTGTGATTTGTTGTCCGACGTCAATATATGTCCGATCACGTTTTCGTGATTTGTTGCGCGGCGGACGTTGGGCCACAATAATCCTATGAGCAAAATTGATCCGGAGCGCTTCCGGCTTAAGCGCGGGCCAGGCCGACCGCCAAGCGGCGACCCCATGCCCCAAATCTCAATCAGGATGCAATCGTGGATGCTCGATAAGATCGACGCCATTATTGAGCACGAGCGACACGGCCAAGGCGACCGCGCGACGATCATTCGCGAGGCCGTCGCAGCGTACCTGGATGGGGACACTAAATGAGGACGAACGCCCGCATCTACGTCATGCGCGCCGAGGACGGGACACTGAAGCTCGGGCACAGCATTGATCCGATTAAGCGCGCTCGGAGCGTCGGGAAGCCGGTTGAAGTGGTCCATCAAACCGATGTTATCGAGCACGTAGAGAGGATTGAGAGGTTGGCGCATCGGGTGCTTGCCCTTCATGGGCGGCATATTCGCGGTGAATGGTTCGAAGCTGATCTGTCTGACGCAATTTCCGCAATAGAGATGGCAATTCGGCAAGCGGAAGGGTCTGAGCTACAACTTGTCGGCAGGTTGAGTCGACCGGATATGCCGCGTCGGCCTAAAAAGGACGTTGTGCATACCAGACTTCCAGCCGACCTAATGGGACAATTACAGGTGTTGGCGAATGCGGAGAATAGAAGCTTGAACAACTACATCGAGACAAAGCTGCGCGGGGTCGTTGACGAGAGTCAGCGCGCAAGGGGGAAGAAATGAGCGAATTTTTACTAGGCTTTTGCGTTGGTGCGCTTGCTATGGCTTGCGCCGCCATCATGGGCCGGTGGGCTGGCGACTACATGGCCATACGCCGGGCAAATGAACGGCCCGAGAGGCAGCGCACATGACAGGCAAGCCAGCAGTCGATTGGGGTTCAGTCTACGCGGCAGCAATCCCAGGTGATTGGGCAACCGTCCTAGAGATCTCAGCCAGGCCGCTTGCTGGAACAGAGTTTGACGCCACAGTGCTCTGGTGCCAAGCGCTCGTCGCAGCCCGCTCCGCTGCCCTAGAGGAAGCGGCTAAGGTGGCGGACATTGAAGCCTCAACGGACAAGTATGCGACCGACAGTCAGGCGCATCGCATCGCCGCCGACATACGGGAGCTAAAGGACAAGTGAGGTTAGACCCCGCGCGGTCGCGCCAGATCGGGCCGTCAACCTGATTTCGGCTTGTGGTTCGACTCCACAAGGGGACGCCATTTGCTGGTGACTGTGGCAAAAATGTGCTTGGACACTACGGGCAAATCAATTAAACGCGCATGTACGGACGACCGCCCTTCGGAGCCAGCATAGCCGCTCCGTGAACCTGTCGAGTGGGGCGATCCAGGCAACGTAGCTTGCCACCCAATCAGAAATGCGCCCGATGATCGACGACGCCGACGACGGCGACATCACGACTCTGTCTTCACAATTTGACAAGACCAGCGCCGCAACCGCCGAAAGGCTGTTGCGCGAGGCGTTGCAAATCCGTTTCGACGACCTCGAATGGTTCGAGGAAGCGTCACGGCCAGACACAAAACCTTGGTTCATCCGCGAACAGTTGGAGCCAGTACCATGAGAACCGTGATTGGTGCCGCTGTCGCGGCTCTCCTGAGCACGTCCGCCATCGCAGCCGATAAGGGAGGCCCCGTCGATCTGGTGCCGCCATTGCCGGCCGTGTCCAGCGCAACGAGCTGTTACGTCCAGGCATTGGCGGGTTCATCTGTCAGCACGGTCGGCAGCGACGCGCTTCCCGAGAGCCTGTCGGCTTCGGGCTGGACGATCGGCGCTGGCGTCGGATGCGATCTCAAGTTTCAGCGTGTGGTTATTGGCGCTCTCGCGCGCATCGAGCTTCCTGTCGACACGGACGGCACGCTCGTTGATATGGACAAATCGTGGATGGTCGCAGGCCGTCTTGGCTACATGCTCAACACCGGATTGATGATCTACGGCCTCGTCGGATACGAGAGCAGCGAGCTGAGCCTTGCCTCGATCGACATTGCCAAAGACGGATTGGTGGTCGGCGGTGGCCTCGAGGTCATGATCAGCAAGCATTTGAGCTTGAATGCCGAGTACACCAATACCATCGTCGACAACACGACGATCGGCGGATTTTCCGTCAAGCCCGAGAGCCACAAGGCTCGGATCGGCTTAAACTATCGCTTTAACAGCCTGTTCGGCGAGTGAGCGTACCCAACCGGGAGCCCCGCCCATGAGACGACTCTTTAGCTTTCTCGGCTCATTCATGGCCGGCCAATGGAAGCAGTTCACCCCGACCGGCCAGCTACTCTACGCAATGTTCATCGTCGCCGTGCTCGTCGACGCTGGCATTGCCTATCAGTACGGCATCAGCATGAGCGGCATGCACGCGGCAGGGTTCGCCCTGGTAGCCGTGGCATTTGCCGTCCTGCCTGACATCGCGGCTCGTGAAGTCGATCGCAAAGCCTATGGCTCTGCCGTGATCATCGCGCTTGTGCTCCTGCCGCTCGGTGTCACGTCCTACCAGAGCCACATCGGCTACGGCGCGGGCGTCCGTCTCGGCGACATGCAGGCAACCCAGGTGCAGCTCACCAAGGTCGGCGACGTTCGCGAATCCCTGACCAGCGAGCGCGAAAGCATCGCCATGTGGCGCAAGCAACTGGCCAGCCTGCAAGAGCGCAACGCAGAGCACCTGAAGAAGAACAACGGTTGGCTCGTTACCGCTGACCCGATCGCCATGCAGTCGCAGCTCGACGCCATGGACCAGAAGATTGCCAACGAAGCTAAGCGCGTTCGCTGCGGTCCGAAGTGTGAGGAATTGAAGGTTCAGCGCGGCCAGCTCGCCGCTATGATCGCCGGCATCAAGGAAGAGAACGACCTGACCAGCCGCATTGAGGCAACCCAGCGCACCCTCGACGCCAAGACCCAGGTTGCGATCGACACGAAGCCGAAAGCCTCGGTCATCGTCAATCAGAACGACGCGCTAGGCCAGCTCTGGCACCTCGCCACGGGGCAAACAGTCGAAGCCACCACGGTCAACCTCGCCGCTACGGGCAACGCATCGCTGGCATTCCTCGCGCTCGCGCCGATCCTTGGCTTTGCTGCCGGCCGCAACCGCTGGCGCCGCTACATGCTCGGCACTCACGAAGACGACACCGAAGACCGCATGGACCCTCCCCCAAGCGCTAAGGCACCTGTTACGCACACAGTCGCAGGCGCGCCAATCTACAAAGCCCCGGCAGGCATCCCAGCGGATCCGATCCACGTCCATACAACCGACACCATCCATATCAAAGACGCCACATTGCGCCGCTGGTCTCTCTCTGATGAAGTCCAGGCCCTACTAAGCGGCAATGGACAACTCAAGGCTGCGTGATGGTCACAGAACACAAGTCGACAGCCTACGACGAGATAGTCAAGGTTACGGAAGAGCACCGCATAGCCGAGATAAAAAGGCGATACGAGGAACTTCTCGAAAGAATAGAGAAGACAAACCCGCTACTTCGTGAGCTTGATCGCCGTTCAAAACAGCGTAACGGCTAAGGTAGCAAAAAAAAGCAAATGGCACGGGGTTCACGACCAGGGGAGCGTAGGGGCGGACGGCAAAAGGGCACGCCCAACAAGCGCTCAATCGCCCTCGAGGAAAAGGTAAGGGAAGCGGCTGAGATTATCGAGAGCACGCTTCCCGGAGCCTTCAAGGGTGACGCTCACGCCCTGCTGATGACGGTCTACAAAGACCCGAACAGCCCCATGCCTCTCCGCATTGACGCAGCAAAGGCCGCCATTGCGTTCGAGAAGCCCAAGCTGGCTTCTGTGCAGCACTCCGGCGACGCCGAGAACCCTGTCGAGTCCGTGACACGCATCGAGCTTACATCACCGCATGACTACGGTACGGGTAGAACTACCTCCCAAATTGATCCCAATCTTTACGGGACCGGCTGACGTTCGAGCAGCCTACGGTGGCCGCGGCTCTGGCAAGACACGTTCCTTTGCCAAGATGAGCGCCATTCGCACCCATATGTGGGACATGGCCGGCCGCGAAGGCATCGTCCTCTGCGGTCGTCAGTTTATGAACAGCCTCGACGACTCGAGCATGGAAGAAATCAAGGCCGCCATTCGCTCCGAACCTTGGCTGCACGCTCACTTCGACATTGGCGACAAGTACATCAGAACGAAGTCGAAGCGCATCAGCTACAAGTTTGCCGGCCTCGATCGTTCGCTAGACAGCATCAAGTCAAAGTCGCGCATCCTCTTGTGTTGGGTCGACGAAGCCGAGCCCGTGACCGAGGAAGCCTGGATCAAGCTCATTCCGACATTACGCGAAGAGGACAGCGAGCTTTGGGTGACGTGGAATCCTGAAAGCAAGCGGTCATCAACGCACAAGCGGTTCCGTGAAGGGCCGCCGGACGATCGAATGAAGATCGTCGAGATCAATTGGCGCGATAATCCGTGGTTCCCGTCCGTTCTGGATCGCACACGGCGCCGCGACATGGCAGCCAGGCCTGAACAATATGATCACGTGTGGGAAGGCGGTTTTAGCCAAGTGTTTGAGGGCGCCTACTACGTGAAGGAGCTGCTAGCGCTGAAAGACAGCGGCCGGCTGCGCCCCGTCTACGTAGAGCCGGCTGTGCCCGTGCATACGGCATGGGACTTGGGCATAGGGGACTCAACCGCCATTTGGTTTTTCCAGATCGTCGCCAACGAAATTCGCGTGATCGACTTCTACGAGAACCACGGCCAAGGGCTTCCTCACTACGCCAGCATCCTTGACGCCAAGGGCTACAGCTACGGCACGGATTGGGTGCCGCACGACGCCAGGGTGAGAGAGCTTGGAACGGGCCGGACCCGGATTGAAACGCTTCTCGAGTTGAAGCGCAATCCCAAGGTGATCCCGGCGCATACGCTCATGGACGGCATCAACGCGGTGCGCGAGACCTTGCCGCTGTGCTGGTTCGACGAAAAGCGCACCGAATACGGCCTCGACGCTCTGCGCCAGTATCGCAGCGAGTTCAAAGAGGATGACGCGGTTTTCAATGACAAGCCGCTTCATGACTGGACCTCACACGCCGCTGATGCCTTCCGCTATCTGGCCATCGCCTGGCGCGAGTTGAAAGCCGATAAGCCGGTTGAGCGCCCGAAGCACCTCGTGTTCGAGGCCAAGCCCAACGGCATCATTCAGTCCAACATGAGCGTCCGCGAGATCATCGAGCTTAAGAAACGGCAGAAGGCGGCACGGCTGAATGGCTGACAACACCCAAGGCGAGATCGAATCCGACGCGGAAGCGCTCGCCACCGGCCATGATCTGCCTGGTCTGTGGCTCAAGAAGATCGAGCGCCAAAAGAAAGACGAGCGCGACTGGCATAAGGACGCCAGCGCAGCAGTTGCGATCTACGAGGTTCGCGAGGATTCGGACGTCGGGATACCCGCGTTCAACATCCTGCATTCCAACATCGAAATCACGGTTCCGTCGCTCTACAACTCGACGCCGATCCCTGACGTGCGCCGGCGGTTCGGGGATAGTGACCCGATCGCCAAGATGGCCGTTGATGTGGTCGAGCGCGCGCTGGCCTACAGCCTCGACGTTTACGACTTCGACGGGACGATTGTTGAGGCGACGCGCGATGCCGAGCTAGCCGGCCGTGGCTGCATTCGGGTCAGGTATTCGCCCAAGCTCGAGCAGGTGTCGCCCGAGGGCGGCGAGGCCTATGAGCAGGTGTCCTACCAGGAGGTGACCTGCGAGCACGTCGTCTGGGACAAATGGGGACACGGGCCGGCCCGGCATTGGGGCGAGGTGCCGTGGATCTGGTTTGAACACGAGCTGACCAAGGCAGATCTCGAAAAGCTCAAGATCAGGCCGGAGCGCATCAGGCAGGTCGCCTTCAACGACGCCGACGAGCGCAAAGGCGGCGACAGCAAAGACCGTGAGAATCGCCAGGCCGGCGTCATGAAGACGGTCAAGGCGTATGAGATCTGGGACAAGGCCACCAAGAAAGTCTATTTCGTCGCCGAGCAGGACAAAGAGCGCTTTCTAGCCGTCCAAGACGACCCGCTGCGCCTCAAGCAGTTTTGGCCCATCCCCAAGGCGATGCAGCCGCTGCGCAAGCGCAACAGCATCACGCCGCTGGTGCCGTACAAAGTCTACGAGACGCAGGTTGCCGAACTTGATCGCGTTACCAAACGCATCAATTCTCTGATCGGCCAGCTTAAGGTGCGCGGCGTCTATGATTCGCGCATGTCCAAGGATTTCGCGCGGCTTGCCGAGTGCGCTGACGGTGAGTACGTGGCCGCTGATGACGTGACCGTGCTTGCGCAACGTTCTGGAGGTCTAACGGCTGCCATCGCGCATTGGCCCTTGGCCGAGATCGTCGCGGCGCTCCAGCAGCTCTACATCCAGCGCGACCAGATCAAGCAGACCATCTATGAGATCACGGGCCTTAGCGACGTGTTGCGCGGCTCGACCGACCCCAACGAGACCTTGGGCGCCCAACAGCTCAAGGCTCAGCAGGGCACGACGCGGCTGAGCCAGCGCCAGCGCATGGTCTCTGAGTGCTGCCGGCATTTGTTGAGGATGAAAGCCGAGATCATCTGCAACCATTTCACGCCGGAAGTCCTGAGCGCCATGACCGGCATTCAGGTGACGCCCGAGGTCATGCAGGTTCTACAAAACGACGTGCTGCGCTCGTACCGCATCGACATTGAGACAGATTCGACGGTGCGCGCTGACTTGGGCCGCACGCAAGAGCAGATGAGCCTGTTCCTGCAAGGCACGGCGCAATATGCCTCGGCCATGGCGCCGATCATCCAGCTCCAACCCAACGCCAAGGCGGGCATTCTCGAGATCTATGCGGCCTTCGCGCGGCAGTACAAGCTCGGCAAGAGCGCCGAAGACGCGCTGGACCAGATGATTGAGGCCGGCAAGCAGCCCGAGGAGCCCAAGCCCAGCCCCGAAGAACAAAAAATGCAGCTCGAGCAGCAAAAAGCTCAGATGCAGTCCCAAATGGACGAAGCCAAGGGCCAACGCGAGATGCAGAAGATGCAGGCCGAACTCCAGATCAAGCAGGAGATGGCCCAAATCGACATGCAACTTAAGCAGATGGATTTGCAGGTTAAGCGCGAGATCGCCGAACTCGAAATGCAAAAAGCTCAGATGGAGCTCGGTTTCAAGCAGCAAGCCATGCAGCTCGACCAAGACGCCAAGGTCTACGACATCCAGACCAAACGCGAGATGAGCGCTGTGGACGTCGAGAGCCGACGCGAGAAGGCCGCGGCCGACGGCGAGGCGCGTGAGCAGAAGATGGCATTCGAGGCCGAAGCCCGCAAGGCCAAGGCGTCTGAAGGGGGCGCTGACTAATGACCGTCGAAACTCGAACTTGGCTTGCGAGCACGACGGCTAAGGCTCCGATTACGATTGACGGCGACGAGGAAATTCGCGTTGTCGACGATCCGTCCGGCACGCCGGTCTCGGGCAAAGTGACGATTGACGCGCTCAAGACCTACATTTCGACCGAAATCAACACGACATATCTGACCGAAGCCGAAGCGGCCGCTGCTTATCAGCCTCTTGATGCCGATCTGGCCACGCTTGGCGCCGGCGGCAGCGGGGCAAGGGACTTCCTCGACCTCGGCACCAGCGACACGCCGCAGTTTACCGGCATTGAACTGGGCCATGCCACGGATACGACGCTGGCAAGAGTGGCAGCGGGGCGGGCTTCGGTTGAGGGCAAGGAACTTGCGTTCCGCACGGTCTACAACGTCAAGTCGCCTGAGTTCGGGGCGCTGGGTGATAATTCGACTGACGACACGGCAGCATTCACCGCTGCGATTGCTGCGGCTGCTGCTGCCGGGGGCGGGATTGTCTACGTCCCGTATGGCACGTATCGCGTTTTTGGTGCCTTGACGATCACGGCCGCTGTCGTCATCCGGGGGCAAGGCTCGAATCTCACGATCATCTCACAGCGGACGACCGACGCCGATACGTTCGTCTTCAAGCCGACGACGGCGGGCTCGTCGAGCGCGATGCTCAGCGGGGCTCGCATCGAGGGCGTCAACGTCAGTCACGCATCAACGGCGGGCGTCTCGACGACGGGCGCCGGCATCCGTTTTCTGCAATGCAACGGGTTCAAACTCTACAACTGCTCCGTCAATGACGCTGCCGAAGGCATCGTGGTGCAGGGTGGGCAGTACGGCTCCCTCAAGACGTTCCAGTCGTTCGCGTCGTCGGGCTCGGCTCTGGCGTCGGGTAGCGCACTCTTGCATTTTAAGGAGGCGGACGTTGGCGGCGGCTCGTACCAGCCCTGCTACACAACCGAAATCGACGACTTCCGGCTATCTGCGACCAAGCTCCGCGATTCGTGCATCCGCATTGCCAGTGCGGATGGGTTGCAGTTCTCGAACGCCTATGTAGCGCTCGGAGAGAATAGTCTTTTGAAGGTCGCGTTTGACCGCAACGGAGCAACCGTTGCGGCCGTTAGCTTCACAAACACCTACTTCGATTGCGTCAGCCAAAGCACCGGCACGCCTTCGGCCATCGTCATCCCTGACGACGCCCACACGTCGAGCTTCTGCTACGAGTTGAACATCGGCTCGGGCTGTTTCATCGGCAACGGCGCATCCTACGGCATTCTGTGCCAGAAGCCCGAAACGATGCTGCTGTCTGCGTCGGACGTGCGATTTGTGAATATGGAGCTTGGTGCGTTCGTCGTGGATAACGCCAGCGGAGATCTGCTTGACGTGCTGATTGACGGGTGCCAGTTCCAAAACTGCGGCTCTGGCGCAACGAATGTTGTCAGCCTGACGAATGGCCGATGTCTCTCGATTAACGGTAACACGTTCGCAGATAACACGAATGTGCAAGTCAAGATCGCCGGTACGTGGCGCACGGGTTCTATCACCGGAAATGTCAACTCTCAGAGCACCGTCGCCGATTTGGACTACTCGACCGCGACATTCACCTCGCCGCTTGTGATCTCCGGTAATAGCTCACGGCGCACGACAGCAGCAACGTCGTGGCTCGGTTCTCGCGTCGGAAACGTGGCCGTCACGGACACGAACCGGCTCGACTGGTACGAGGAAGGTACGTTTACCCCAACCGTGCTATTTGGCGGCGCATCAACGGGCATCACCTACACACGCCAGATTGGCAACTACACCCGCATCGGCGATCGGGTGATGTTCAATCTGCGCGTCACGATCTCGGCGGTCGGCTCGGCTACGGGCGCAGCCACGATCGGCGGGTTCCCCTCGTTTGCCACGGCTGATGCGAATATGTCGGGCTATCCCTGCTCTCTGCGCATGACGGCAATGGCCGGCACGGTCGGGCCGGAAATGGTGACGGCCGATGTGATCGGAGGCACTGCGGCCGGGTCGGTGGTGTCGCGGCTCTATCGCATCGTTTCGGGAACGCAAACGGCGCTGCTCGATACGAATTTTTCGGCCACGTCGGATATCATCCTTTCGGGCAGCTACAGGGTGGCATGATGACCGGGTATTGGCTTTCAGAAGACGAGATCAAAGAGCTTGAGGACAACCCGGCTTTGCTGACCGAGCGGCTGAAGGTGTGGCGCGCGGCGATCGAGGATCGCAAAGCTCAAGCGGCCAAAACGCGCGAGTTTATCCGCCAGCAATCAGACAGGGCCGGCGAGGCATGACCTACGAGCTTATCGTCACGCACGCATGGGCGGTTCTGGCTGGGATGCTGATCGGGATTGGCTATTGCAAGCTACGGATGGGCAGCAAATGAGGACGCGCTACGTTTACCGCGGCGGAAGAATGGTGGACCGCGACGGCTTCCCGATGGTCGGCGCAAACCAGCTCGCAACCGACGAGACGCAGATCCGTTGTCCCATGGTAATGCGGGACATCCCAGAATATGCCTCGCCGATCGACGGCAAGCCGATCACGTCGCGCTCGCACCGCCGCTACGACCTCGAAAGCAACGGCTGCTACGAAGTGGACCCTCCACGCAAGCCCCGAGGGCTCAAGAACGCCCGCTTTGCCGCCAAGCGCGGGCTAAAGCTCAACCCTGAGCTGGTCAAAGACCAGAACGCCGCCGAGCGCCACAACCGCGACCTCCACGACAAGCGGCTGAAGTACCGGCCGGAAGACTACAAGTAGGAAACCCATGAGCCTCGACGAGACCCAAGGCGGCGCGCCAGCGCCAGTCGACACCACGCCTGCACCTGTCGCCGATGCGCCCGCGCCGGCCGCTCCTGAGAGTGAGAGCCCGGCCGCGGACATCGACGACAGCCTGGCCAAGATTTGGGCGAAGAACAACCCGGCACGGGCCGACGACGGCAAATTCGCTTCACGTGAAACACCCGTGAAACAGGCCGAAGCGCCCGCGGTCGAGGGTGAAACTAGGCCGGACGCGCCGAAGGTCGAAGCCCAGCCGGCGCCGGCGCCTGTCGTGGACGCGCCACGCGCCTGGACAGCCGAACAAAAGGCGCTGTGGGCCAAGATCCCGCCTGAGGCGCAGCCGATCATTGCGCAGCGGGAAACCGAACTCCACGAGATCAAGACGGCGGCGGGCCGGATGGCGGCCGAAGTCAAGCCGATCCGCGATGCTTTCCAGCAGCACGCCGATTATCTGAGCCAGATCGGGCAGCGTCCCGAACAGTGGCTCAACAATGCGCTCGCCTTGTCGCGTCAGCTCGACGCCGGCAACGCTCCGCAAGTGATCAAGCACCTAGCAGACCGCTACGGTGTCGACCTTGGCCAGATTTACGACCCGCTTGCGCCGCCGCCTGATCAGCGGGTGCTCGAATTGGAGCGTAAGCTCGAGGCGCTTGAGTACCAGCGTCAATCCGAACTGCAAAGCCGCGCCGCTTCGACCGAGGCCGCCCAGCTTAGCGAGTTTGACCGTATTGCTAATGAGTTCAAAGCCCAAAACCCCGACGCGACCGAGATCGAAGACGATATTGTCGCCGAGATACACGCCATCCGACTGCAACAGCCCAATCTCGAGCCTGCCGCCCTGCTCAAACAAGCCTACGAGCGCGCCGCATGGGCCTCCGAGAAGACCCGCGCCAAGCGCCTTGAAGCGCAAGTTGCGGAACGGGTGAAGGCACAGGAGGAAGCGCGCGTCTCTGCCGCAAAGGAAGCCGCCGCCAAGGCGCGATCTGCCGCAAGCGTCAACGTCGCCGGGTCTGCCGCACCGTCCGATGACGGCGGCGACCTCGATTCAATGTTGCGGTCTGTGTACCGCAAAGCCCGGTCTCGATAGGAGCCTTAAATGGCATCGGCAAACGCTACGTTCACGGAAATGGTGACTACGACGTTTAGGCACCACAAGAGAAAAGTCGTCGATAACGTTACAAAACATAACGGGCTTTTGACCGTTATGAAGGAGCGCGGCAACATCAAAACCGACGCGTCCGGCGGCTTTGAAATCGCTATCCCACTAAGCCAGGCAGAAAACGCGACATATCAGCGGTTCAGCGGTTACGACACGCTGAACATAGGCGCTTCTGACGTGCTGTCGGCTGCCAAATACGACTGGCGGCAGGTGGCGCTTCACGTCACGGCCTCGGGTCGTGAGCTGAAGATGAACAACAGCGAGGAACGGCTGATCAACCTCGTCAAAGCCCGCATGGACGTGGCGATGGCGACGGCGGCCAACAATATGTCGGTCGACCTTTATTCGGACGGCGCTCTGCCCAACCAGATCGGCGGCCTTGCGCATCTGATCACGGCGGACGGCACGGGCACGGTCGGCGGTATCGTCAGCGGCACGTACACCTTCTGGAAAAATAAGTTCACCGAGATTTTGACCGACGCGACGGTGTTCGCAAACGTCAAGGTCGCGATGAACAAGCAGTGGCTCGCCACCACGCGCGGCAACGACAAGCCGGATCTGATCGTATCGACGCACGACCTCTACTCTGTTTACGAGGGCGGGTTGCAGGATTTGCAGCGTTACGGCGATGCGAAAATGGGCCACCTGGGCTTTTCGGCGCTCAAGTACAAGTCGGCCAGCATGCTCTTCGACGACAATACCAACTACGGCACGACCAGCGAGCTACAGTATTTCCTGAACACGAAAGACCTCTACCTCATGGAGCACCCCGAGGCTCGTTGGACCGAAGACGACGAGAAAACCCCGATCAACCAGGACGCGGTTGTCGTGCCGATCTACTGGATGGGCCAGCTTTGCACGAGCAACCGCTCGCTGCAGGGCCGCGTTCACGATCTCGCTTAATAGGAGCACCAGCACATGGCTTATACGATTGATCGCGCTGGTTTCCAGCAGATCGCCGAGACCGACACGGTCCAGAACCATCCGCTCGGGACCATTGTTCGCGGTCATGACCCGACCTACGGCGAAGGCGAGTTCATCTACCTGAAAGGCGTTGCCTCGACGGTGGTCGGCTCGATCGTCAACTGGCGCGGGACCACGTACCAGACGGCCCTCGGGTATGCCGGCGAAAACGTGCCGAGCCCGGTGGCTATCGCGATGTCAGCCAATGTTGCCAACCAATATGGCTGGTATCAGATCAGTGGCATTGCGGTAGCAGCCAAAGCCTGCACCGTGTCGTTTGCGGCGGCGGCCAAGGTGGCCGTTGGTTCGAGCTCCGGCTTGGCCGTTGCAACGCTCTCCGGTCAGGAACTTCAGGGCGCCATGGTGTCGGCGGTGGCTTCGGCCACGGCGGGACGCACCACGGTTACTCTGGTTGTCAACCGGCCCACGGGACAAGGCCGCGTGACCTAACGCAACTCGGCGGGGGTTTCGGCCCCCGCCTTTTTTGACAGGGGGATTCGTGCATTTACCGTTTGCAAATTTGCAGGTCAAACACTGGAATCCGGGCGCCAGCGCGCCGTTGATCCTTCCCGTGCATGTCATCTGCAATACGTCGGATGACGACCTGCACGCCAATATCCGGGCCAATGCCGCGCGCCCCCGGCAAATGATGCGCCGTTGGGTCAAAAGTGAAGCCCCGCACACCGGGATTGCGGTGCTGGTCGGCTCTGGCCCGTCATTGGCTGAAAGCCTTGGGGAAATCCGCCAGCACCAAGACGCGGGGCACACGATTTTTGCGATGAACGGCGCCGCACGCTTTTTGCATGACCACGGCGTCACGGCGGCCTATCAGGTGATGATCGACCCGCGCGAGGAAACCAAGCAGCTCGTTGGCCCCGCGCATGACCACCTGATTGCCTCGCAATGCCATCCGGCGGTGTTTGAAGCCCTGCCGCACGCCAAGCTCTATCATCTCCAGATCGAAGGCATAGACGACGATCTGCCTGAGTATCCGCACCCCTTCGCGCTGGTTGGTGGCGCGGCTTCCGTCGGTAATACGTCGACGGTTTTGGCCTATGTGCTCGGATACCGCACGATGCATATCTACGGATACGACAGCTCGCACCGGGACGCACAAAGCCACGCGTTTCATCAGAAGATGAACGATGGCGAGCCGAATTGCCTCGTGACGTGGAACGGCCGCGATTATCGCACCAGCCTAACCATGAAGCTACAGGCGGAAAAGTTCCAAGAAACCGGCCGGCTGCTCGAGGGCGCCGGGTGCGCTATTCATGTGCACGGGTCGGGCCTGTTGCCGGATATGTGGAACACTCCGCCTGATGTTCTGCCCGAGCGCGAAAAATACCAGCGCATGTGGGCCATCCCCGGCTATCGGCAGTTTGCACCGGGCCAGGAAGCGGCGGCAACCTTTCTTGAGGTGGTCAAGCCCGATGATCTGGTGCTTGATTTTGGATCGGGCACCGGCCGCGGCGCCTTGGCCATCTCAAAGGCTGGCGTCGATGTGTTCATGGTCGACTTTGCCTCGAATTGCCGGGACAACGCGGCGCTGCACTTGCCGTTTCTTGATCATGATCTGTCCGAACCGTGCGCATTGCGGGCGCCCTACGGCTATTGCACCGACGTGATGGAGCACATCCCGCCGGATCAGGTCGAGACGGTCATCCGCAACATTATGACGTCGGCCGGCACGGTGTTTTTCCAGATCGCGACCGTTCCCGACGCCTTCGGCGCGGTCATCAATCAACGCCTGCATCTGACCGTCCAGCCGCATGCGTGGTGGGCGGATCTGTTTATCCGGCTCGGGTTTGCCGTCACATGGCAGGCGGACCAGGGCCATCAATCGCAATTCGTGATCAAGAGGGTCTAATGGCTAACGCACCGTTCCGCATGGAGTTTGAGCGTCGGTTCCGCATCCGCGACGGCAAGCCTGCGTCTTATGACGTGGTGCATGTCTATCAGCCGGGCGAATCGCAGCGCTCCAAGACGCCGCTGATGGTCTCAGAAGTGCTCAAGGTGCGCGAGGACGGCGACCCGGACAACCCGGCCTGGCTGGCGGCTCGTGTGCGCAAGGATGCCGTGCTGCCGGCCTATGAGGCGTGGAAAAAGGGCGAGGAGTTGCCAACCGATGGCACGCCGCTCGGCGCATGGCCGGGGATTACGCCGGACCAGGCGGCTGGGCTCAAGGCCGCGGGGCTGCGATCTATTGAGGAAGTCGCGAACGCCAACGACGCTCTCATGAGCAAGATCCCGTTGCCCAACGTGCGCGGCCTGAAAGAGCTTGCGGCCAACTATTTGGCTGGATCTGACCGCGCCAAGGTGGCGTCGGCGCTGGCCGATAAAGACCGCGAAATCGCCGAGATGCGCGAACAGCTCGAGGAATTGCGCCAGCTCACGATTGCCAGCATGCAGGCCGCCGAATCCGACATCGAGGCGGATGGCTCGGAAGCCCCGCGCCGCCGTGGACGTCCGCCCAAAATCCATGATGAGGCCGCTGCCTGATGTCGAGCCTGCTCACGATCATCCAAGACGTTGCCGACCGGATCGGCTTAGTGCGCCCGTCATCGGTTATCGGCTCGGCTGACCATCAGGTGAGGCAACTGCTCGCGCTCGCCAATCAGGAGGGGCGCGAGCAGGCTCGCCGGCATTCCTGGCAGGGCATCACGTTTGAGAAGACGTTTACAACGGTGGCGCAAGAAAGCCAGACGGGCGCCATCCCAGACGACTTCGACCGTTTCGTGCCTGAGACGATGTTTAACCGCTCTCGCACGCGCCAGCTCGTCGGCCCGATGACGCCGCAAGAGTGGGCTGAATACAAGGGCAGCGCGTCAACGGTGGTGTTCGACGCCTTCCGGGTGCGCGGCTCGGCTCTGCTTTATGCGCCGGTGCCGCAGGCCGGCGAAACCGTGGCCTATGAGTACGTCTCAAAATACTGGTGTGCCGGGTCTGAGGACACCACGCCCGATCAAATCGCGTTCCTTGACGATAACGACGTCACATTTCTTGACGTCGAAGCGACAACGCAGGGCATCGCGTGGCGTTTCCAGAAGTCGCGCGGCCTCGACTATTCGGAAGCGTTCCAGCAATACGAATTGCAGCTTGCAACGCTGATGGGCCGGGACGGGGGCACGCGCGTCTTGAGCATGGGCGAGCCGCGGCGCTTCAAGCGCGGCACAGTGACGGGCATTTTCGGTGTCACGACCCAAGGCAGCTTGCTCGACGACGACGGCGCCGTGCTGACGGACTAAGGGGCTCTCATGATCTTGATGCTGCGCCAGCCTGTCGGCCGCAAAAAAACACGCCAACGGGTGGTCAAATCCACGACCGTTCCGGCTCCGGTGGCTGGCTGGGACGCTAAAAACCCGCTTGCCTCTATGCCACCGCTGGCCGCGGTGCAGCTCAAAAATTGGTTCCCCCAACCGGGTTGGGTCGAAGTGCGCCGCGGCTACAAGGTGCATTCGACCGGGCTTGGTGATACTGCCGAGACGTTGGCCGTGTGGCAGGGTCCAAGCGGGTCGGCCATGTTCGCCGCCGCAGATGGCACAATCTGGAACGTCACGTCGGGAACGGCGACGGCATCGGCAACGCCGGGGGCGCTGAGCAATCGGTGGCAGTGGTGCCAGCACACCACGTCGGCCGGGTCGTTCCTGTTCATGGTCAACGGCACGGATTCGCCGATCCATTATAACGGAACCGTGTGGGACACGCCTGTCATCACGGGCATCACGGCGGCAAATGCCGTGCATGTGATCAGCCATAAAAAGCGCCTGTGGTTCACGCTGGTTGACTCGACCAAAGCCGCCTATCTCGGCACCGAGGCTATCGCCGGGGCCGCAACCGAGTTCCAATTCGGGTCGTTGTTTACGCGCGGCGGTTATCTTATGGCGCTCGCGACGTGGACCAGAGACGGCGGCGCCGGCGCGGATGACTACCTCGTGGCCATCTCGAGCCGCGGGCAAGTGGCGCTTTACCAGGGCACCGACCCGTCATCGGCCAATACGTGGTCGCTGGTCGGTGTGTTCGACGTGCCGCCGCCGATCGGCCGGCGCTGCTTTGCCAAATACGGCGCTGACCTGCTGCTGATGACGCTCGAGGGCGTGTTTCCGCTTTCGCAACTTCTGTCGGTCGACCAAAGCCAGGCAACGCGGGTTGCTATCACGGACAACATTGCGCCGGAGTTCAACCGGGCGGCTCGGCAGTACGGCACTTTGTTCGGCTGGGAGTTGTGCGTTTACGCCAAGGGCACACGGCTGATCGTCAACGTGCCAACCAGCGAGCTCGCGGCGTCTAAGCAGTACGTCATGAACACCATGGGCGGCGGCTGGTGCGAGTTCGACAGTCACAACGCGAATTGCTGGATTGTCTACAACGACAACTTGTATTTCGGCGGTGATGGCGTGGTCTATCAGGCCGACACCGGGTCGGCTGATATTGACAGCCCTATCACAGCCGTCGGGCAGGCGGCCTATCAGGCATTCGGCGCGGCCAACACCAAGCGATTTAGCATGATCCGGCCGCTGGTGACGGTTTCAGCGACCAACCGGCCAAGCGTCGGCATATCGACCGACTTTATCGAAACGCAGGCCATGAGTTCGATCGCGCCGACCTCGGGCGTGACGTCGGCGGTTTGGGATGCGGCGATCTGGGACAGCGCTCAGTGGTCTGGAACCGACGTCGAGGTCAACGATTGGGCTAATACGGTCGGGCTTGGCACGTTCGGCAGCGTCAAGTTCCAGGCGCAGACCGGCGTTGCTTCGGGCGGTGGCGCATGGGGCGTCGGGCTATGGGGCGACATGCTGTGGGGTTCGCGCGGCCGTTCGGACGAGACGATGCGAATCCAAGGGTTCGTGCTGCTCTATGAGCCGGGGGAATTCATCTGATGGACGACAAGATCACCAAGGCGCTGTCGGCTGCGTGGGAAGGGCGCCCGTGGAAGGATCACGCAACCAACCCGCCATCGATGCTGCCGCAGCTCGGGATGGCGCTTGGCCTGTTGCATCCGAGCCTTGGCCGCATGCCCCGCGATGTTGGCATGGCGCGGGCGCTGATGGACAAAGGCAACACGCCAGCAATCATGCGCGATCCAAGCGTACCGTTCGGCGCGGGACGCCAACTTGAAACGCTAGGCGCTCCCTACGCGGCGCGTCCCGGCGCTCAACCTCCGTCCGCGAACAGCAACGCGCCGGCCGTCATGGCTCCAGGGCAAGGCCCGATCATGCCTGCGCCGGGGAATGCCAACCCAACACCGCCACCGGCAGCGCCTCGCGTGCCCGGAGCGATGGCGCAATACGAACAACTGCTAATGCAGCTTGAGCGCTCCGGTACGCCGCAATCGCAGTTCCCGACCTATCGCGATTTCTTATCAACGCTGCAATGAAGCTCGTTTCCGGTCACGCGGCAACGGTGATCGACTGGCTGGCCAAGACGCATGGCGTGCAATGGGTCAACCAACCGTCGCTGGTGCTCGGCGCGATCGACACGGGCGGTGTGCTTCGCGGCTGCGTGATCCTCGAACAGCGCAACGAGGGCGCGGGCGAGCTGCATGTATGGGGGCAAATCTCCAACGACGTCGCCAAGCAGGTGTTCTGGATTGCGTTTCGCAAAATCGGCTGGCGGCGGCTGGAATGCCGGATCTCGCGGCGGAATAAGACGGTACGCAAGGCCGCGCTTAAATGGGGATGGCGGTTCGAGTGCGTGGCGCCCGAGTATTTCGGGCCGGGGGAAGACGGGTTTCAATTCGGAATGACAGCGGCCGGGTGCCGATGGCTTAAGGGGAAACAAGATGGGCAAGTCAAAGCCGCCGGCACCGATGAACGTCGGGCAAGTGACGCAGGACGCGACCAACCAGAACACGAAGAACGCCTATCAGAACAAGGCGTTTAACCACCTCAACCAGACTGACCAGTTTGGCAACACGCTGAATTATACGCAAAGCGGCACCGATGCCCAAGGCAACCCCATTTTCGGGGTGAACAAAAGCATGGGGCAGACGGGACAGCAGTTTGCCGGTGGCTTTGGCGGGTTGGGCCAGCAGTATTTCGACATGGCGGGGCAGGGTATCGGCTCGTCCATGGACGCGATGAACAAGGCTTATGACTCGGCGACGGCGTTTTCGGCGCCACGACAGGCCCGCGAAAAAGAACAGATGAGCACGCGGCTTGCCAATATGGGCCTCGACCCGTCGTCTGAGGCTTATAAAAACCAAATGATGGACGTGACCGAGCAGCAGACCAACCAACAGAACAGCTTGGCTGCGGCGCTACAGGGACAGATGTTCAACCAAAGCCTCGCCGGCCGTCAGCAGCAAATGGGCGAGTTGCGGCCCGGCGTCCAGTTCGGCATGGGCGCCATGAATCCGAACCTCGTCAACACGCCTGGCGTCGGTGTGCAGAACGTGGATGTGGCGGGGCTGAACAGCCAGAACTATCAACAGCAGATGGACGCTTACAAAGCCAAACAGGCGCAGCAGGGCGCCATGCTCGGCGGACTCGGCGGCATGGCCGGCGCGGCGCTCATGGCCCCAATGACGGGCGGCGGATCGTTGGGCGGGTTTCTTGGCGGTAAATTGATCGGCGGTCTGGGGGGTGCACTTAGCAGCACCGGCGGCAACGCAAACGGGGTGCTCTGATGGCGCAACCAGCACCGTTTTCCAACGTCCCGACGACCAACGACATTGCGACACAGCGCAAGCTCGCACTGGCTTTGCAGGGGCAGGCAATCGATACGTCGCCGGTTGGCCATTGGACACAGGCGCTCGCGCGGGCCGTGCAAGGCGGCGTCGGCGGCATGAACCAATCCGCTGCATCGGCGGGCGAGAAATCGCGCCAGGACGCTTTGGCGCAAGCCTTGGCGGGCTCGGGCACGTTCGGCAGTCTGTCCGAAGGCGACCGGGCGCTGATGACGCAGAATCCCGAGATCATGCAGTCGGTCGCGACAAAGGCGCTCGGCAGCAAGATGGACCCGAATTCAGGCAAGACCGATGCGGTAAGAAACTACGAGTACAGCCTAAAAAATCCAGGGTTTGCCGAGTTCAAAAAGAAGGCTGGCGAAGCCCCATCAAGCGTCAGAGAATACGAATACTACAATTCGTTGGATGACAAAGGGAAGCAAGCCTACATCGGTGTCAAGCGCGCTCAACAGTGGAAGGACACGGGAACAGAATTTGTGCTCCCCAACGCTGCCAACCCGGCAGGACCGGTTAGCGCTGCTATCCCGAAGGATGTTGCTGGTAAAGAGACGGCGGAAAAGATTGGACAGGCCCGCGGCGAGTTTATCGCCACCTATCCGAAGTCAGTGGCCGCGCTTGAATCGTTGAACGCCAAGAAAGACATCGTGCTCGGCGAGATCGAGGAAGCAAAAAAGCTGATTGGCGGGTCGACGACGGGAGTTGCCGGCAGCGTGCTTAAGAACGTGCCTGGCACAAACGCCTACGCTTTGAAAGAGCGTGTCAAGACGATTCTTGCCAACGTCGGATTTGACGAACTCTCGAACATGCGGGCGGAATCGCCAACAGGTGGCGCTCTCGGCGCAATTGCAGTGCAAGAGTTGACCTATCTGCAAGCGGTGCGTGGCTCTCTGGAGCAAGCGCAGTCCGAGGCCGATTTCAAGCGCATCCTTGGACAGCTTGAGAATTTCCAAAAAGGCGCCGTCGAACGACGCCAGAAGGCCCTCGATCTGTCTATCAAGCAATTCGGGTTGTCCCCTAATGCGGGCGGAACTATCGGCATGAATCCGGCGCCGGTTCTGGACAGGTCGCAAGCGCGTCTGACTCCAGGGCAGCCCGTTCGCCGCCGCTTCAACCCTGCCACCGGGGAGCTTGAATAATGCCGATAGAGGTGGAATTGCCGGACGGGTCAATTGCTGAGTTTCCGGACGGGACGCCTGACGACGTAATGAAGCGAGCCTTGTCTAAGGTAGTGCAGCCTAAGTCTAAGTCGTGGCTTGACGTGCCCGGCGAAGCGCTCGGCAACATCCCGTCAAGCGCCGCCAAGTTCGCAAGCGACGTCGTGCAACCGTTCCTGCAACCCGTCGAAACGGCCAAGGCCATCGGAAACCTTGGCTATGGGCTTGGTTCAAAGGCTGCGGGCGCGATCGGAATTCAGCAGGACCCGGCCAAAAAAGCCGAGAACGAAGCTGCGGCCAACGCGGTCGGCAAGTTCTTCGTTGACCGTTACGGCAGCATGGACGCGCTGAAAGAGACGATTGCTAAAGACCCTGTCGGGTTTGCGGGGGATCTGTCGCTTGCTTTGACGGGCGGTGCGGCGTTGCCCGCGCGTGCGCCGGGCGTGGTCGGGCAGGCGGCGCGCGCTACGCAAGCGGTGGGGCGTGCGGTTGATCCGCTGGCCATGGCGGGCAAGGCCGCAGCCGGGACGGTTAAGGGCGTGGCTCCGATTCTTGGCGTAACGGCTGGAACAGGCGCGGAACCCATCCGCGAAGCCTTCAGGGCGGGCAAGGAAGGCCGCACGGCTTTTGCCGAGAACATGCGCGGTCGCGGCGACGTCAACGAAATCGTCGCAATGGCCAAGTCTGCCGTTGCCGACATGGGCAAGGAGCGCAGCTCTGCCTATAAGGCCGGCATCGCGTCGACCAAGGAAAGTAACGTCACGCTTCCCATGCTGCCCGTGGTCAATGCTCTCGAAAAAGCATTGAACGAGGTGACGTTCAACGGCGTGTCTAAGAACGACGACGCGGTGCGCGCGATTGGCAAGGCTGCGGAGAAAATTCAAGAGTTCCGCAATCTCCCGCGCGAGGTCCGCCGCACGCCGGAAGCCTTCGACGCGATGAAACAGGGCGTCGGCGGCATTCTCGAAAAGCTCGAGAAAGGCTCAACCGAGCACCGCGCCGTCGGTGGCATCTATAACGCGATCAAGGATGAGATCGTTTCCAAGGTGCCCGAGTACGCAAAGACGATGGCGGATTACTCAAAAGCTACTGAGCAAATCAACGAGGTTGGGCGCACGCTGTCGGTCAACGGCCGCGCCACCAACGACACGGCTTTGCGTAAACTTGGCTCGACGATGCGCAACAACGTCAACACCAACTTCGGCGCACGCACCAAGCTCGTTGACGAGTTGAACAAGTACGAGCCCGACTTGAAGCCATCTCTGGCCGGTCAATCCATGAACGATTGGGCGCCGCGGGGAATAGCTCGGGTTGGCGCGGGAATGGGTCTGATCAATGCCGGCGCCACCTTGAACCCGATGGCGCTAGCCATGATGCCGCTCGCTTCGCCGCGGGTCATCGGCGAAGCCGCGTATGGGCTTGGCAAGGGCGCCAAGGTGGCAACAGACATCGGGTCCGCAGTTGGTAGCGATGCGATCATGAAGGCGCTCATGGCGGCGTATATGGGCGGCAACGCGGCTCGGCCGCTACAGGGGCAATAACGGATGGCACGAAACGGCAGCGGCACGCATAGCGTACCGAACAGCTTCAGCGCGGGCTCGACAATCGAGTCTTCCGCGATGAATGCGAACTTTACGGACATTGCGTCCGAGATCACAAACAGCCTGCCACGCGACGGCCAAGCCGCCATGACGGGGCAGATGAAGGCCGCGTCGGGCACGGTGGCGCTGCCTGGCATGACCTTCGGGGCTGACACGGACACGGGGTTTTATCGCAAGTCAACCAACCAGATCGGCGTCGTGGCCGGCGGCGTGGAAATTGGGTCATTTGGGCCTGATAACTTCCTCGACACCGGCGGCAACAAAATGACCGCGTTTCCGAGCGGGACGGTGATGTTGTTTATTCAGACCGCAGCGCCGACCGGCTGGACCAAATCGACAACGCACAACAACAAGGCGCTGCGCATCGTATCCGGCACGGTCGGGCAGGGCGGCTCGACGGCCTTTACGGACGTCTTTACGGCCCGGACGATCACGCAAGCAAACCTTCCCGACGTCGGGCTTGTGTCAACGTCTCTGTCGGCCGTGTCGGCGACGTCGGTCAGCATTTCTGGCGGTACTATAGCCGGCACTGCGGCCACGACGACGTTGCGTAATGACGGCTCGTCGAGCGGCATTGTCACAGCAACGGCGATTTCTGCATCGGCGACGACCACAACCACGATTTCGGGTGTGGTTCCGCTCGGCGGTTCTGGAACGTCCATGAACTTCGCCGTCCAGTACGTGGACGCCATCATTGCATCACGGGATTAGATCCTGCATCTGGGAAATATTGGAAATGAACGTGCAAATACCGAACGGTCCGACGCATCTTGTGTGCCCTTTACATAAGAAAGCAATGTCAAAGGTATGTTCGACTTGCCCGTGGTGGACTCTGGTGCGCGGCAAAAACCCGAGCACGGGCGAGGATGTGGACCGATGGGATTGCTCGTTATCGTTCCTGCCGATGCTGCTCGTCGAAAATGCCCAGCAATCGCGCCAAAGCGGCGCGGCGACTGAATCCATGCGCAACGAAATGGTCCGTCTTGCGTCCCGGCCACGCGCTCCAATGATGATCGAGGGACAATAGATGAGCCGATCGAGTGGCACCTATACGGCGCCCGCTAATAGCTGGAATCCGGCCGTTGAAGGCACGCCGGTTGATGAAACCGACTGGAATGCGGTGCTCGACGACCTCGAGGCCGCGCTAAGCGAAAGCGTCTATACGGGCGGGCTTGGCGCGACCGACAACCGGCTGGTGCGCACGGACGGGACCGACACCAAGAAAGCCCAAGGCTCTGCCGTCACGGTTGACGATAGCGGCAACATGAGCGGCGTTGGAACGCTGGCCAGCGGGGCGATCACTTCGACGGGTGCAGTGGTCGGCACGTCGCTGTCGGCTTCGACATCGGGTGTCACGACGACGGGCACGATTGAGCTTGGCCACGCATCTGACACCACGATCGCGAGATCGGGCGCGGGTAGCATCACGATCGAGGGAAATGTAGTCTATCGGGCAGGCGGGACGGACGTCGCCATTGCCGATGGTGGCACGGGAGCCTCAACCGCGGCGGCCGGTGCGCGAGCCTTGCTCGAGGGCCTGTCGTCAACGCAGGGACAGATTCTTTACCGCGACGGGTCGCAATGGACGGCACTCGGGGTCGGATCGGCCGGCCAGGTACTCCAGACCGGAGGTGCGGCCGCTAATCCGTCATGGGCCTCGGTGGCCGGCACGGGCGATGTCACCGCGGCGTCGTCGTTTGGCACCGATAACGTACTGGTGCGCGCCGATGGCACGGGCAAGGGCGTTCAGGCGTCTCCTGTGCTTGTGGCGGACACCACCGGGGCCTTGTCGCGATCGGGCGGCGGCGGTGTGCCGATCGAGGGGACGAATACCAACGACAGCGCCTCGGCTGGCTACGTCGGAGAATACATATCCTCGACGATCGCGGTTGGATCGGCGGTGGCGCTGACGAACGGTATTACGGCCAACATAACGTCGATCAGTCTGACGGCCGGTGATTGGGACGTCGAGGGCATCGTCTGTTTTGAACCGACCGGGGCGTCAACGGAAACGACAATGGTAGCGGGGGCGGTCAGCACCACGTCGGCGACCCTTCCAACGTCGATGGTGGGGGGGTACTTCCTGTTGCAGATAACATTCAGAACGGGCGTTAACCTGTTCTTCCCAACAGGGGCGCGGCGCATTTCGCTGTCGGGAACGACCACGGTTTATCTTGTCGCGCTGGCGACGTTTACGGTTAGCACGCGCTCAGCTTATGGCCACATCGGCGCGCGTCGTGTTCGCTAGGGGGACAAATCCATGACCGTGCTTGCAGTACATCGCCAAGAGCCGAATTGGCCGGCGGACAACGGGCGACCGCGCTATCAGGTGGCCTATGGGGGCCGTGACTATTGGGCCGAAACGGACGGGCCGGAGCCGACCGGCGACGACGTGGCCAACGTCATTGAGTTCGGCGGCGTATCGTTGGCTGACATTAAAGCGGCCTTGGCCGCAAAGATCGATGCTGACGCGGAAGAGGTGCGCCTGCGCTACATCACGCCGGGCGCCGGCATGGCAATGACGTATCAGGAAAAGTTTGCTCAGGCTCAGGCCGTGTCCGCCATGGGCGAGCAAACGGCCAATGCCATGACCGAGGCCGAACAGCTCGAGCAGTTTCCCACGTTGGCTGCGTCGGTCGGCATAGAGACAGCGACGATCCATGATTGCGCGGCGTTGGTGCTGGCTCGATATGCATCTTTCGCGGCGCTGTCGCATACGATCGAGCGCACGCGGTTGGCGGGTAAGGCCGCAGTTAAATCAGCGTCAACAGTGCAAGGCGTGCGAGCTGCCTATGAGGCCGTTGCATGGCCGACGCCGTAAAGGCCCTGACGCATTGGCGCAGGGGCCGCGACCTCGTTAAATCCGAGCACACGCGCGAGGTGGTTCGGCAGGAGTTGCCGGATTCGGCCAAATCAGCGCTTATGAAGATCGCGCACGCGCTCGAGGCCGAACGGGCCGAGCGTGAGGCCGATCGCGTTCGCATTAAAAATCTCGAGTTGGTCATCGCGCGTCTGGCGGTCCTGGCATCGCAGGAGACGTAAGAGAAATTATCTCGTCTGTATAGCTGTCGAGCGACGTAGCGTAGGGCTCGAATGGCGGCGCGTCGCTGGTGAGCCAGTCGGCAACCCGCCCTGTAACGGCGTTCTCGACGGGTGCAATCAGGCCATAGGCGGCGATAAACACAAACATGGTGCCGCCTGTCTTGGCGACCCATGCGAGCAAATCGGGTAGAATGTGCGCAGTAGCGATGGCGCTTGCACCGATGGCAAGCCGGAGTGCGGCGATGGTAAGTTGTTTCGTGGTGATCATGCGTTGGCCCCCGTGTGGATCTCATGAAAATATCGAAGCGCGGCATCGACGAGCTGATTAAACCTTCCGGGAAGCCCGACGCTGGCGCTGATACTCGCGGTGGTAGTCTCTATAACAGACGCGGCACCGCCGAGCTTTCCCGCCAGTGCGCATCATGGTGTTTTCTTCGGTAAACGCGTGTCCGTTCTCGCAGCTAGTCCGCTTTGCGTACCAATGTCGGCCCTTCGTTAGCATATCGCGGTTGTTATCAGTGTAAGTTCCAACGACAAGGTGCTGAGGGTTCACGCAAGCTCGGTTGTCGCAGGTGTGACAAATTATCATCCCTCTTGGGATTTCTCCGTTGTGCATTGCGTATGAGATGCGGTGCGCCTTTGTCGGGCGGCGCGAAACAGCTAAAATACCGTACCCGTGGTATTTGTACCCCGTCCAGTTCCAGCACCCAGTAACCGGGTCGATTGCGTACTTCTCTGAGAAGCGTTCGTGATGGTCGCGTTTTCTCGGCATATAGTGAACATAGCAACGGCTTGACGGGGCTGCAATGAAAATATCTCAGAGGGGGCTTAAAGAGCTAATTCAAGAGTTTGAAGGCTACCATTCCAAGCAGGCGGACGGGAGTTGCAGGGCCTACAAGTGCCCTGCTGGCGTCTGGACGTGCGGCTGGGGTTGCACCGAAGATGTCAACCAGCATACGCAGTGGACGCGGGACGAGGCAGAAGCGGCGCTGGCGCGCGAGATGGCGAAACATGAAGCCAACGTCGAACGGCTGGTTCGGGTGCCTTTGAACCAGGGACAATTCGATTCACTGGTGAGCCTCTGTTATAACGTGGGCGTCGGCAATCTCTCGAAAAGCTCGCTCTTGAAGCACCTCAACGCGGGCGACTACGCGCGGGCGGCATCTCACTTTTCAGACTGGAAATATTCCCGCGTCGACGACGCCAAGCTGGCGGCGCTGATGAAAGTCAAGAAAGGCACGAAAGCCGTGCTTCCCGGCTTGGTCAAGCGGCGCGCGGCCGAAGCGGCCATGTTTTTGGAGGCCGTGCCCGAAGTCGGCATGGTGCAGCGCGTCGACCCGCCCCGCGTCAAAATCAGCCTATGGGCGCAGATCAAGGCCGCGTTCGCGACAATCGGATCTGTGGGCGTGGTTGGCGGTTTAGGCGGGTTCGAATCGTCCATGATCCCGTCGCCTCCGGCTGGGCTCAAGCAGACCGTTGTCAATCTCGGGCAATGGGGCGACGCGGTGCCGTTCGCGCAATGGCAGATGCTCCTCGTTGGTGCCGCCGTGTTCGCGGCGGTTGCGGGCGGTTCCGCGCTTGCTTCAAAGGTGCGCAATGGCTGACGCAAACGCACGAAACGCTCTAGCGCGGGCACTGATGGAAGCCCCGCCCTATAACGCCCTGGCTCAATTCAACGAGCCGATGCAGACCAATGCGCTCGCGCGCGGCACCTTGAAGCCAGGACCGGAACCAACCGGCTATGATCGTCTGTTCGACGGCATCTATGGTGCGCTCGGCGGGACGCCAGATCGGCGGGCGCTCGCCGAAGCCCTATCGGGAGCGGTCAACGTGGGCACGTTGGGCATGGCAACGGGGGCTTATGACGGGGCCGAGGAACTAGGCCAGACGGGCCGCCCTGGCTCGTTGGCAATGGCTCTCATGCCGGGGGCCAAGGTGGCGGGGGCGGGTGCTCAGGCGGCCACGCAAGCGGCTAAGAAGGGCATCCGCGCCTTCCACGGCAGTCCGCATGACTTTGACCGCTTCGACCTGTCCAAGATCGGCACGGGTGAAGGGGCGCAGGCGTATGGGCATGGGCTGTATTTTGCGGAAAATGAAGCCGTTGCTCGAGACTACCGCAACAAGTTGTCAGGTAAGCCAGCACCCGCAAGCCAAGCGGATGCTGACTCGTACCGATCGGCCGTTCTGGCAAAGTTGCAAGGCAAGGGCGGCCCAGTACCAGACATTGAGATGAAGCAGCCCGGCCGCATGTACGAGGTCAACATCAAGGCTGACCCTGAAGACTTCCTAGACTGGGATAAGCCGCTGAGCCAGCAGAGCGACAGTGTTCGGGAGAGGGTCAACGCCCTCGGGATAAAACAACGCGATCTCGACTACCAGCTTTCCAAGGATCAGCGCGGCGGGTTTGCAGTCATCAAGGCCCTGCAAAATCACACTGGCAAGGGCACCGAAGGCGCGTCTCAAGCTCTCAAAGAGGCAGGATTTCCTGGCATTCGCTACCTTGACCAAGGCTCTCGCGGTGCTGGTGAGGGAAGCCGCAACTATGTGGCGTTTGATGACAGCTTAATCGAAATCCTCCGCAAGTATGGCTTGCTGCCTCCTGCCGTTGCGGGTGGCGTTGCCGCGTCTCAATCCGACGCACAGGCGGGACAATGAGGGTCTACCTTTTAGGGTTTGCCGCTGCCTTGGCCGCGATGGCGGGATGGTCGGCTTGGATGAAAAATGCAGGTGTAAAGTCTGAACGTGCTCGCGTCGAGATCATAGGCAAGAAAACCGATGCGCGCGCTAAGGTGGCCAGGAAGAAAGCCGAGGAAAAACCTCACGATTCTCTGCGTGCTTGGTGTCGCGACTGCGAGTAGTGGCTGCGCTCAGACCGTCGCCGGCACTGCCTCGCAGGTGTGCGAGACGTGGCGGCCTATCAGCATATCGAAGCACGACAAGCTGACCGATCAAACTGCTGGGGAAATCGCCGGCAATAACGCCGCTCGCGCCGTCTGGTGCACGCCGCCCAAGAAAGCGTGAGCATGGATGGTCAAAGACTGGGAGAGTGGGATAGAGCTTGGCCGGGCGTTGGAGCGAATCAACAGCCACGACAAGCGTATGGACAAGATCGAAGCCGATCACGAGCACCTGCAGACGGAAGTCAGCGAAGCCAAGACAATTGCGGTGAGAGTCGGCCTCGTGGTTATCCTATGGCTTGGGGGGCTGATGATCAAGTTGCCGGCCCAACAGGGCGGCGAGTTCATCGGGAGCGCGCTAAAGGCGCTCCTGTCAAAATGATTGAGCCAGCGTTGAGCGTTGCATGCTGGCTCGGCTGGGCATTCCTAGCCGTCGCGCTTGCCTCGTGGGGTTGGTGGACGGTTCACCACATGATGAGCTAGGGGCGATTCCTTACTTTGTTGCTGCGCTAGCCTGATCGCGAACTGCGGCGAGAGCTGATCGGCATTTCCGACAGATGCGCGCGGGCACCGTCTTCTGAATGTCGTCATTCCCGTATGGCGTTTGGACGCCACACGCCCACCGTGCCCAGCCGCTACCAAATCCAGGCCCAGCCACGACATGACCAACGCCGCGATCCAACATCCACGCGGGCACGTCCTCGATCGTGTAGCGACCTGTCATCGGGCGATTCCCTATCTTTCCGACGCGCCTTGCGCCATCGCAGCTTCTTCCTCGATCATCGCGTCTATGTACGCCTTCGCGAGATCAACGGTCGGCGCGTCGAATGGGCCGTCTGGCGTCTCGACCCATATGATTGTCTCGCCGTCCCACGGCTCCAACGTGATCGTGTATCCGCGATAGTCCATGTCGGGCGATTCCAAACTATCAGGCGCGAACGATTGTGATAGTCACAGCGTCGTATCCGCCAAAGGACGGCAGAGCCGGCAGAATGACGGCGGCGTGGTAGCCAAACGCTTGAGCCGCGCCGGCTGCGATCTGGCTGTCCGTCGCGTCGTCACGAACAAGCATCTCGACGCCGCCGCGTAGATCGCAGCGCGCTGCCTTCACGTAGATGCCGTTACTGCACTGGTGCTCGAATGGGCTGTTCGGCTTAATCATCGGGCGTCTTCCTACTTTGTTGTTGGCGGCTCGGGTGGGTACATCCAATGAGTGGGCCTGTAGCGTGGCCCAGAAAGAATGGTGCGCCCTTGGCAGAACTCCATCACGTCACCGTCGAATACGCAGTCGGTCCACCGTTTGTTATCCCGACTGTCCAGCAGATCGACCACCCATAGGTCTATCTCGTCCCCATCGCGCGGCGCTGTGTGCATAGGCTCCCAATCCATAGGGCGATTTTCTATCAATGGCTCGTTGCGTTGGCGATGGCGTCGCAATTCGCGATGGCCATCAATTCGCCAGCGATTGTCTCTCATGTCCCCACCTTCTTGCAGAGAACGATCGGCTTGGCCCCTTCAAACGTGATCGTCTGTATGATCTCCCACCCCTTGGGGACTTTGTCGTGATAGAAATGCAAGAGGTAGCCAAGTGGTAGGCCGTCTGGGTCGTACTTAGGCACTGCACCTGAACCCGGTTGCGCCTGCGATACGGCGTCCAAGATTCTTTGCACGCCCTTCTCGACGGCGTCCTCAATGCGCCCGATAGGGCACATATCGCTCCATTGAGTGGACGTTGTCGTAGCACCAAGCTGAAACTGCCAGCCGTGTGTGCGGCAGACCGTTTGCGATTTCGATGGCATATGCGGAGTCCACGTTCTTTGCTCGCCATCGACCGCAACAAGAAACGATTCAAGCTGACACTTCATTCCATCCTCCCCCGAGGTTGCGAGCGCGGCAGGAACTCCCCGCCGCGCTCACTAATCTTACGACGTCTCGAACGGCGAGGCGACGTTGCCGGTGTGGATCAGATGGCCTTGGATGACCCACTGGCTTGACGAGATGGCCGTCCGGTTGCTGACGGATCTTGTGAACGACCTCGATCATGTCCGTGTCTCCCCTGCTGTGATTGCAATATAGACCCGATTGACTTGACACGCAACCATAAAGTTGATACTTCTTGCGCATGTCAACGACACCGAAAACCAAGTTGCCTGAATATCGCATCTGGGGCGGCATCAAACAGAGGTGCCTCAACCCGAACGCCGAGGCGTATGCTTCATACGGCGGCAGGGGAATCAAGATGTGTGTCAGGTGGCGCGACAGCTTCGACGCCTTCTTGGCCGACATGGGGCCGCGCCCATCTCCCAAGCACAGCATCGACCGCATCGACAACGATAAAGGGTATGAACCCGGCAACTGCCGGTGGGCAGTCCAGCGGGAGCAAATCGCTAACACGAGGAAGGCCAAGGCGTATCGCAACGCCATCGTCGGCAAGTATCCCGAGCTTTATGGCCCTCAGTACGTCCTCGCAAACGACAACGCCCTGCGCTGTGAATTGGCGGCAAGGATACGCGACGCCGGCTCGCTTCGAGCGGTGGCCGAGGCAATCGGCGTATCGGCCACTTACTTGTCAATGGTTATGCGCGAGAAATCGCCGCCGAGCGAGAAAGTGGCGAGGTATCTCGGGTACGAGCCGAACAAAGCCCCGTGGATAAGGCCATGAGCGGCCCGCAACTGCGAGCCAGAATAGAAGCCGACTACGGCAAGAAGCTGTGGAAGCCGAAGATCAGGAAAAATTGAGAGGAGCCCGATGTGGACGCAGCCGAACGACTGACTGTGCAACGAGGCATAGCCGCAACAATCGACTACCCGAGCGTCTACATGGGCGGTCCGAGCCAGCGCGCAATGAAACTCGCCGATAGCATCCTGGGCGATCTGGAAGCGGCCGGTAGATTGGTGTCAGCGCGGTGCAGCCATAGCGCGTGGGTAGACTATCGATCACACGGTACGCACTGCCCAACGTGTTCGATGAAGGTATACGACGCCGAAACGCAATCAAAATTGTAGGGAGC